GTCTGACGGCTAGTCCAGATAGATACGCAGATCATGAGAGATGCTTCTTGGATAGCTGGTATAGCGGTGTAATCTGTATAAGTTTCACCAGCGGCTATACCATAAGGCTGAATAGAGTGCTTAGGGTTGTCGTTAGTGTGCGTTGTTGTAACGGTAAATGAATACTCACTTACTCCAGTAATGGTCTTTGTGCCATTGTATTTTGTACCAGCACCAGAGATTACGACTGATTGACCCACATAAAATAAATCTGTAATAGGCTCATTAAAATAGAGAGTACCTACTGTTCCTGAATTGCCATGAGCTGAGATGTATTGCTGATTCTTCCAAAGCATAGGAAGAAGAACATTGTCAGCGGCATCACAAACTGATTGAAGAACTGCATCGGTATAGAGAGTGCCAACGCCAAGCGCAGTACGAAGCTCGGCTACTGTGGTTATAGACATCCTCTATCCTTTCATTAAGACCAGCGGGAGTCGAAGGGCACGACCCCCGCTGGCGTTCTAATGGGTGTTGCTATTATGTAAGGTTGAACTTACGAACGCCCTTACCTGACTTAGCAAGGTAGATAGCGAGGTAACCGTAAAGGTTGATTTCAATCTCGCCTGATGTAAGGACATTGACTCGCAGTTGTGTCGTTGGGGATTCCCAGACATACACGGAGCTTGGAGCTACGAGGAACGCTGAGTTATCGATTACGCCAGAAGCAGCGATGTTGTGATCCACGATGAGGTCGGTTCCAAGAACATTACCGACTACTGCAGTTGAGCGAGCTGCTCCTGCTGCGTTCTGTGTTGGTCCTTGTGCTGAGTAGAGTGGGCGACCTGTTGTGTCTGCGTAGCCTGTGATAGCTGCCCATTGGTCTGTGCTTGCAACGAGCTTGTTAGCGAAATCGCCACCTGTGCCCTTGTAAGCTGCTGCGCCTTCTACAGAGATAAAGCTTTGTAGTCCTGCTGCAGTTGCCGCAGTTGTAGCTGCAGTTGTACCACTAGCGATGAAAGCGTTAAGGAGAGCAGTATCTGTTGCCTTCTCATACGCCTTGCGAAGCTCTGCCATCATGAGTTCCATGAAAGCTGGTGATGAGCGATCTACAAGCTCGAATGAAACGCGCTGCAAACCTGAGAACTTGTTGATGTCAACTGTGTCATACGCAGATGTCATGCCTGTTTCTGATGGAGCTGCACCTTCGTTTGTGTCTGCAACTGTTGGAGCTACATCTGGAGTTGAGGCATTGGTATAAAGGCGGGGCACAGTAAAGCTCATCCCGTTGTCAATTAGAGCTTGACGAGTCGAAGCCTCAAAAGCTGGTCGACCTGTGAAGGTATCTGTGATGAATGTGTTGAGGTGCTGAGGGAGTGTTAGTCCTGTGTTTGTTGATGTTGAATCATCAGCTGCACGAACTGTACGGCGGGCTTCATCATCGCCAAGTGCTGACTTGATTGATGCCTCTAGGTACTGCGCTGATGTGATTGGAGCTGTGCGCTCCTTGACGTAGTGTGATGCCGCAACTGTTGGGCGAGCCGCTTCTACTGCCGCTGCTTCAACTGCTGGAGCTTCAACCGGAGTTGTGGTTTCTTCCACTTTTTCGGGCTCGCTTTCTGGTTGGGTTTCTGCAGGGATAACTTCCTCTGCAGCTATCTCTAGTACCTGAGCCGACTTAAAAGCCGGTTCTGTTACCAAAGAAACTTCGCGTAATTTAGCCGCTGATACGACTGTGTGACCATCGCGTGATGGCTTGGATGCAATAATCTCTGCACCGATTGAAAGTCCTGATACAAGTCCTTCTTGTGCCATAACGAGTGCATCGTTACCGCCTGATGATCGTGAAAGCTTGAAGGTTGCATAGATGCCATCTGCACGAACATCAGCGGCAATCATGCGACCTACTGGCTTCTTCATATCGTGCTGGGATAGAAGGCGAATCTTTGAGATGTCAGCGATGTCAATAGAGCCAGCCTCAAAGACAACTCCACCGAGGTTAGTGTTGCCAATCTCGCCTGTACCCATCGGCACAATTTTGCCTGAGATTTCGCGGCGTTCTTCTGAGCACTCAATAGATGCTGCTTCGATATATAGGGTTTCCATTTAGCTGATTCCTTCGCTTCCGTTAGGAGATAGGTCGGTCATTTCCATAGCTTGCTCTGGAGTAACCAGCCCGAGTGTTAATAGCTTCTCGATTACCTGCAGTTCAACGAGCGGGTCGTTCTTGAGGAATGTGTCAAAGACTGCGAAACGAACCTCATGACCGGCAGTCGAGATGTCATTCATAGATAGACGGCTCTGGATTGCTTGGATGTAAGGCTCAATAGATAGCGCATAGAACTGCTTGCGCTCATCCTGCACATTGGCATAAGTCATAGTCGTATTCTGATCTGCTGAAAGATAGTAAGCGGGTACATTCATAGCTCTAGCAATCTGAGTGCTGAGATTCTGAACTGAGTCGTTATACATCATATCTTTAGGGCTGAAAGTTACTGGCTGATAATCAAGAGTTGATGTCAGGTAAGCCGTAGAGTTATTTTGGCGGCTACGCTTCCACGCTGCGAGTAATCCTTGAACTTCATTAGCAGGAAGGTCAGCCCCCGAATTTTTGATGAAGCCCGCCGGTTGTGGCTGGGCTGAGTTAATGCCAGCTGCACGATCTACATCGATTGCGGCTTGGATAGTTCCAGAAGCTCGCTCTAATACGCCTTCATCGAATCCCTGAATGGTCACGATGTCGTTCATGTCAATAGGTGCTGCATCGACATAATACTGTGTGACCATAATGCCCTCAAGGTCGGTTGTAAATGTAACGCGTGGGTTAGCAATCCACTCAAAGGCTGCAGGTCGACCATCTTCTGCATAACGCTCTGTAACGCGAAGGTAAGCAACGCCGTAGAACAGAAGCGAATCAACGCACCATGTGAGGGTGACGAATGATGGCTGGTTCTTTGAGAGTTGTGTGATCCAACGTGGCGGAGCGATTACTTCGCCTGTTGACTTGTTGTAGTACTCAAGTGGGATAGATGCAACAGTTCCGCAAATCAAGTTACGAGCTCTAGCGACTGACGGTACGCTCATAGCGTTCTTGCGAGAGAGGCGAGGGATAACGTAGTTATAAAGAGAGGGTAAGTTATCGCCCATGATCTGTGGCGCTAACTGCGCTTCTACGATTGTTGGCTTACGCGAGAAGATACCCATAGAGTGCAATTATACACTACTCCGAGTAAATCATAGCAGTTTGTTGTGGTTTTAATAGTGTCGAAACTACCATAGCGGTTGCAATAGCTCCCGATATATCTCCAGCAGATTTGCGTTTGATAATGCGCCAAGCTGAGTCATTAGTTTTAGCAGCGCAGTTATTCATCTGCTGAATCCAACCCTCTTGGCCAGAGTGAACCATTCGCTTGTTATCTAGCGCATCCTTTAGATCCGTACAGGCTTGGTAGAACTGGGCTCCTGAGATGTCTTGGACAACCTGCCCTGCATTTGCAAGGCGGTCAGCGATGGACTGAGTGGCGTACCTATCGTAGCCAATAGAGCGAGGGCGGTACTGGTCTGCCCAGCCTTTAATATCTGCTGCAATCTTGAGTTCATCTACTGATACATCCGATTGCCATGTTTGAGCGAGTCCAATTCCAATGCGACCATCTGGCAGTATCTGTCCAATAATAAGACTCGCATTTCTGCGACTCGGACTGACATCGAAGGCGAAAACCGTGTAAGCACCGATTGAAAGCGTGAGAGTAGAATCAGAACATTCCTCAAGACTGCCATGCGTGAAGGGTGACGATAAACTGTCGATCCATTGACACAATAGTTCCGTGCGAGTGTTCTCAATCGGACTTGTAGCGACTGCTTCTTCAAGGGCTTCCTCTGTAATGGTATATCCGAGCGCAGGGTTAGCCTGAGCCCAGCCGTGACGATCTGTCACCTTGCAATACTGTGGCGCTGAGTATTCGTAAAACCCGAAAGACTTAGGTGGGTTTTCTAGAGCTCGCTCTCGCATGCCGTTGAGGACAAGGCTGAAAGCGTCACCTGCGTTACTTGTGAGTAATGTCTGGCTATTTGGTCGAGCTCTCGTAGTTGGTATTGCAGCTCGATAGCCTTCCTCAGTAATCTCTCGGAGCTCGTCGATGTAGAGAAAGTCTGCAGTTCTTCCGCGAGAACCATCTCTAGTTGCTGCGACAACATCAAGGCGCGATCCGTTGAGCATCTCAATCGATTCAGTTCCGTTTGCATGTCGAATCTGTTTAACGAATCCTTTGAGGTGGTCATTGTTCTCCAATACTCCAGCTATCTGCCGAAAGGTATCTAGTGCCATCGAGCGGTTCGATGACATAATCAGGACATTCTTTGACTCCCACTTGAG